CTCGCATACAAGGGCACGACGAAAAAATCGTTCCCAATATTTTTCAAATCAGGTGAACAAAATCAACGGCACATACTCGGCGTTCATGTTGTTCGCGTAAACAAAGAATGGAAAAAATCTTTCACCAAGAAAACCTGGATAACGCCACGGATTGCCCTGTGGATTCCACCAACCAACTTCTTTGTTGTTCTGCACCAGATACTCATGTGATGGGTATGTGTTGTCTGTGTTCTGCCAAACATACTCCATGATTTGAAAGTATTCGCTTGCATACTTCTTGAAATACTCCTTACGCATGATGTATGTTGTCTCATAGTTGACAACATTACCTTGAAACCAGTTGATATGTTTACGATACTCTGGTACCAACTCTTGAATACCTTGTATGAATAAATCCCAATACTCTCTAGGCTCTGATGCAAGGTATTGTCTCTCAACTGACCATGGTATAACAGATCGTGTATTTGTAATTATATCACGTTTCTGTAAAATTTCAAGTGCTTTTTCTTTTTGAATGTCAGAAGAAAGGTGATAGATTGCCTGAGGATCAGTTGGATAAACAATCTTAGCCGTATCTTCATCTTCGTTATTGTCAATCAAAAGGTAACGGCGATATGTAGTGCAGCCAATATAATCTGCTTCACAGTGTTTGAGTAGCCAATACTCGGATGCCTGTTGACCCATTGCTTTGAGAAAATCTTTTTCTGAAATATCAGGATAATACTTTTGATATTTTTGAATACGATCTTCTTCTAGTGAAGTGTTGATTGAATTATCTCTTAATAGAGTTTGTTCAAATTCAACATCACCTGCATGAGACACCTTCATCCATGATGATAGATGATTGAAAGGAAAATCACAATGAAAGTGACTTAATACTAAAATGTCACTCATCAGATTTTTCTTCTTTTCTCTTCTTCTTGAATTCAATTACAGGTTCAAGAATAGCCGCAATAGAACGATCTTTATATTCTTTACGTTGCGACTTGTCCATGTTGATCAATGCGATCTTCAAAGACTTTGGCATTTTAAAGTTTGAGGTTCTTTTCATAATCTAAACGGTCAAAAATGGGGGACAAGCCCCCATTGGTTATGCTGCTTGCTTTTCTTCTTGAAGAAGTGTGGGTTCAAAGAACTTTAGTTCATTACCAATTTCAATACGTTTTGGTTTTTGATGTTCTGGAATAACATTGATAAGACCAACACGCAGAATACCATCTCTAAGTTCCGAACTATGCACTTCAATAGTGTCAGCAATGGTAATTGTTTTTGTGAAGTTACGTGCAGCAATACCTCTGTGCAGATATTGTGCTTGCCCCATCTCTTCTTCATCTTTGATGCCCTTAATTACCAAAGTATTTTTTTCTCTGGTGATTTCAATATCGTCTTTGCCAAAACCTGCAACAGCAAGTTCAACAATATAACGACTATCATCTACTCTGATGATATTGTGATATGGGAAAGAATTTCCTGCATGTTGTGCTGGTGTAGCAGACAACAACTTCTCAATATCATCAAAGAAACGGTCAAAGCCAAGAGTTTGATGTAGCAATGGACTAATACGAGTAATAGTCATGGTTTTCTCCTTTTTAAGCAAGTTAAAATTTCGTGATCCCGAAGGCATCACGACTTACTTGGCAACCACAAACGCTGTGCGATTGACAAGATAAGTTCTTTGTGGATTATTTTGATTAAAGACTTGAATAAACTCGTTACTGCCTTCTCTAATCACGTTATCATAATCCCGTGTATATACTTCTTCTTTAGTATACTTATTTATTAGTTTCACCACATTGTTTTTCACTTTGTTCATGATGATTCACCATTAGTCTTTTTTCTTTTTACCGATATTATATTTGGCAACCAATTCCCAATCATCTTTTTCTTTGAAAGAAATAATTTTAATCTGATGAATCGGTGCCATGTTGTTTTCAATTATATCATAGTTTACAACTTTGATCAAGCCCCACTCTTCAAGTAAATTGGCAATTGCATTACGTCTTTGTATATCATTTTCGGTAATTGTAGCTGGTTTACCATCCAGCGCAAATAATTCTTTAAAATGAACTATGTAATACTTACCTTGCTTGTGCAAAATATGGCAAGATTGATACAATACTCGTTCTTTTCTTGATGATACACCGATTCTTGTTAATGTTTCTCTTACTTTTAGAAAGTCATCTTCTTCAACAAGGATGACTTCAACAAACTTAGATAGATCCACCATGTCATTTTCCTAATCCACCCTTATGGGTTTTTTCTTTTATTTGTTGGATTTGTTCTTTGCTTAGAAGTCGTAAAGCATCTTTTGCTTTAGAGTCGGACAGCCCGAAGGCTACTTTGACGCATTCCAAATCATCATTTTTTTCCGACTTTGCCCACTTCGCAAAAGGTCTTTTCATAGACCTTACGGTATTTAGCAAAAAGTCATTTTGAAGTCTCTTATCTAGACCGTGACGGCGGTTCATCTCATTTGCAAACAGAACACAATCCTTGTGCTGAGACAAGGCACGATTGACCAAAAACGGTGCATATGCTTTTTCAGAGATTTCATCTATGATAAGTTGTTTCTTAGTTTGTAAAATTGCTGTAGCATAATCAAATGGACTACTCATGTCAAAAGCCTCACAAATCCTAAAGTGTCTATAGATGTAAGCAAAAGGTAGTTAGCAAACATGCCAAAAGATTTCCTGCTATAAGCAGCCCAGGAATAGATAACACAACCAGTAATCCACATAGGGTAAAGAACCAAGAGGGGAGGATTTGGTATGGTAAGTGCCATTGTAAGACTACACCCAATGCTAATAGCCCAAGCAAGAAGCTCGGCAACAAAGCGAACACGATTGCTATTCCAATCATCTTTTATCCAATCAAAAATACCAAAAAGCAAATTATTCATGTGTCTTCAAACTTACTTAAACGACCAACTGTATCTTTAACATTTCCTTTTATGAAAACTAAAACATTCTGATGGCATTTAGCAATTTTTCTACTGCTATTCATATAGTTAAATGATCTCATAGCAGCAGTAGCAGGCTCTTGAAGTAGAATTAAATCATTGTATAATAAGCATCCATTCTTTTCAAAAATATTCACCGTCTTACTCAAAAATTTTCTGTAGATGCCGCTTACATCTCTTGTATCGCCTATCACAATAGCACAAAATCTATTGTCTTTCAACTTACCTAGATGTTTCGTTAAAATTTTTTCGTAAGATTCTTCGAATTCATTCTCTGTCATATTAGACAAATCTTTTTCGTTTTGAGAATAAACTTCCAAATCATAATATGGTGGGCATGTAAAAAGAAAGTCAAAAGATTCTGCATCATAATCTAGTGCATCAGAATGAATCCATTTAGGTTGATGTGAATCACATATCGACTCTGATTGTTTAAAGTTTGATTCAACTTGTTCCTTACGTATATCAGTGCCCACATAGTTTCTTTTGATCATTGAGGCTACAATACCTCTCACTGAACCTCCAGCAAAAGGATCAAATACAACATCATTTTCTTCAGTGAACCATCTATACATGATCTCACACAAAACTGGATCAAATACAGAAGTTGCTTTCTGTTTTTTCTGTAACAGTTTAGATAATGAAAGTAAATTATCTCCTCTACCAAGTTCAGATTCTATACTCAAACTAAGCCAATATTTCTTACGATCTTTCCAATATTTTTGTTTGATGTCTAAAACTGAGATTGGCGGAACAACAAAAATGTCTTTAAGTTTTCTATCAGCCATTATATTTTCTCCATTATAGGAGATAGATATTTTTTCTTTCTTTCTATTGAACCGTATATGACTTGAATATGTTGTATATCATCAAGAGTAAAAGATATGACTGAACGATTCGTGTTGATGTTTCTATCAGACCAAGAACTCTTACACTTACTTAAATCAACTAGAGCAACAAAAGCCTCAATGATTCTACCATTTTCATCAACTTTAAATTTCTTTAAAAGATGCACTGGAGTTTTTACGAAGCCATTACCTACCCAAGAATTCGAATCGGAAAAAGAGTTTTTGTCTTCTATGAGAATGTCTTCATACACATAGTCTGAACCATTAATCGTTTGCTCTTCATAGTTAGGTAAAATTTTCGACACCTGACGATACAAGGCGTTGTTTAATGGTCGTGCATAATTTTTGGCAATCTCAACCGTCACTTGATTCTCATTCTTCATTTCTTCTTTGAAGTCTCTACCCCAAGCCTTTTCTAGAGCAGGTATTCTGACATCATTAACTTCTTTTATAACTTCGGGCAATACCTTACGTATAGTCGAAATTAATTCGTTCATTTGAACTCCGCATTCGCCATGATTTCAGTCAGACAAGCAACAAGATTGATTTCAGCGTCAGCAACAAATGCTTGCTTGTATTGATAGTCAGCAAGAATGATAACAACCTGCGGTATACTCTGAGGCTTTATGATATCATATAACGAATCATAAAGTTTGCGGAAGAATGTCGTGTTATCAATTTCAGTTGTTGCTGCCCATTTACGGACGGATGTAAAGTCTTTTTCTTTCAGATGTTTGACAATCTGTGTGATAGAGATGTCACCAATCTGAGAGAGGATGCCTACATCAATCTTGCCGAGTTGAGAGTAGCGTTGCAATTCATTAATAACACGACGAAAATCTGGAAAATGTTTCTTGATAAGTTCTGCAATTACTTTCTTATCATAGTCAACTTTTTCCGAATCTAGAACATGTTCAATGCGTTTAAAGAATGAGGAAGCCATTTGCGCTTTCTCACCATTCTGTAAGCCAAAATCAACTACAGCACAACGACTGTGCAGTGGATCAATGATTTTGGTTTTGTAATTACAAGTGAAGATGAATGAACAGTTTGATGCAAACTCTTCAATTGCATTACGAAGTGCTGGCTGTGTTGAGTTTGGATTTAGATAGTCTGCTTCATCAATGATAATGACTTTACGACCACCAGACAATGACATTGATGATGCATAGTTCTTGATTTTGTTTCTGAATGTATCAATGCCAGATTCATCAGAACCATTGATTACCATGTAGTCGCAACCGATTTCGTTGCAAATGATACGGCGACCACCG